GGATACCGTTTCCTGGGTCTGCAACTAAATCTTTATATAATAAAACTTTTTCTTTCCAAACGTCAATTTTTAATAAATCTGCTTGTGTAGATGGGTTAGATAAACCTAATGTGAAGTTCTGTAATTCGTCTTCAAATCCTAGTAAAAATAAATGAACGATTGCAATTTTGTTTAACTCCGCAATCATACTTTTTTGAATTCTGTTGATTGTACGAGCAAAACGAATATCTTGTAATGATAAGTTTTTACCATCACCTACAACCTCTTCAAACCCTAAAAACGCTTTAGGAACACGAAGAGCTGTTAATAATTTCTTTTGAATATATTCAATATCGGCAATCTCAGATAAGTTTGTCGCACCAGGTAATGTTGTAATTGGGTCTGGCGCCGCAGGGTCACGAACAGGAATAAAATAATCTTGGTCAACCGCCATTTGGTTGAATCTCATATCCACGTTTCCTGTCTTAGCATCCACAACTTGTTCTCTTTTAAACTTATTGGCAACACGGTTTACATATGCTTCAACGTCATCATCATTCATGTTTCCAACGAATACTTTAAACATTCTTCTTTCAGGCGCACGTGATGTACGATATATTAACATCGCATCTTCAGATAACAATAATTGTTTCCAAATACGTCTTGCCTTTTCTAACATAGATGTACCATAAGGAAGTTTTCGGTCGTCTCCCAATAATCTAAAGTGGGCTATCTCCCATGATTGGAATTCCATGTTTTTATTTTTCCAAGTAAAATGAAGTGGTTTTTTATCAGTATCTTTAGTAATATCTATAGTAATATTACCGGCCACACCAGATTCTCTACGTTCAATTTCAATTGTCGGTAATTGTTGACAACCAACAATTCCCTTTTCAGGGTCTAACTTTAAATAAACGAAATTATCGCCGTATTTACAAGTATTTCTTGTCCACATTGATAAGTTAGTGTTAATATCTAAGCTATTATTAAATAAATCGGCTAAGACAGTTTTAATTCTTTTTGATTCAGAATAAATTTGTAAAATAAAACCATCTTCATTTGTTGTTGTAGATTCTTCAGAATATATGTCTAATGCTGCCGAAATTTCAGGTGTATATTCCATACTTTCGTAATCATATTGGGCGGATAATCTTGATGGTTCATAATAAACTGCTTGAGTATATAAATTGTTTTCAACTTTTGCCCATTGATTTGTTAAATAAAATGTTTGTTGAGCTTGAAGTTTTTCTTTCTCGTAATCATCTCGATTTGGTGTACGTAAAAGTTCTTTTTTATCAAACTTAAAGGTTGGATAATCTTGATTCAATAGTGAATTTGGACCGAATGTTTTTGATAGTCTCTGCCAGACCGTTAGATTTTCTTGACTCATATTATAATTTACTAATTAGTTTGATAAAATAAATACTTATTAGGAACCAAATAACCATCCGTATTTTTGATAATCCGCCTTTGTTGCTTGTCCAACATTATTTAAACCACTATCTCTACCCATTTGAGGAATCATAGGATTAAAGAATTCTGACGAATTTTTGTTTTCGGTTACATTTGTTGCCCACGAGTTAATCATTGCTTTGGTATGGTTTGTAACTTTTTCTAATGATTGGAATGATTTTTCTGCAACATATAGTGCCATAGATACTCCCATAATACAGTCATCATGATGTCCTTTTTGGTGGTCAGGTCTTCCATTAATATAAATAAACGTATTCATTTCATTGTATAAACGATTTGAATATACTTTAAACCCGTGTCTTACTCCTTCTTCAAATGCTGATATAATTTGAACCCTTTTTGAGTTAAAGTTAATTCCTGGAATTCTTTCATTAATCTTTGGGTCCCATTTCCATTTATTTGTGGTATCAACATTGTCGACATATAACCCCCCCTGATAACTTAATTCTTGTAATTTTCTTGACGTGGAAATACCCATACCACCTGTAATATCAATAACACAGTAAGCATTATACATTGTCCCCCATTTATATGCAATTTCTGCCACAACATCTGGTGGAACTTTGGCAACATATTCTAACACCTGTTCCCTTTCGTCAAAATCGATGATTTGGATACATGAGAAGTCCTCAGAGTCACCTCTTGATACATCGACACCCATCACATACTTGTGTCCGTTTACAGGTTCTTTAAATATCCATAGGGACCCACCCATTAGTTTGGCTTGTGGTTCACGTAAAGTATTCTTGGATATTTCTTGCATCAATTCAGATTCGAATACATTATCACCCGAACCTAAAAAGTCACATTCTAATTCCTGAGCAACTTTTCTTCTATCAAACTTCAATTTCTTAACCATACCTTCAAACCATGCGGAACATGGTTTGTATCCTTGTTTAATATAATCGGTTACAACAGAGTGGTCTCTCTCATATGGATTTTCCATTGATAATTTAATAATATCTTTTTCAGAATATTCTTCTCTATTTAATAGAAAATGTACTAAGTCAGGAGTTTTAACCATATACAAATCTTTTGTATATCTTGGGTCACGATACCAAAACATCTCAGATATTTTGAAATCATTCATATTCCTTAATGACTGGTCATAGATTTCATAGTAAATTTGGTCATATCCGTTTGGTGTGGATACAACGATAACTTTACCACCTGTAGATAGGGACGCCATACAAGCTGACCAGAAATCTGAGTCTGCTTCGATAAACGCCGCCTCATCAAAGACAAGAATTGTGGGTGTATAACCCCTCAAGGCATCTTTTGATGTTGCAACGGCTTTAACTTCACAATTATTATTAAGTTTAAAATGTCTTTGTGAGTTTTTTTCTTTTGAGAATGAAATACCGACCCAATCTGGCCATTGTTCAGTAAAACCTCTAACTTTGTTAGCCATCTCCATTGATGTATCTAACTTGTTGGCAATAATAAGAATTTTTTCAGGTTTGTTTTTTTGGGCAAATGCCAATTTTTTTGATATCCAAGCGGCGGTTACGGTTGTTACACCCGCCTGACGATACTTTAATGCAATGTTTTCATTGTATTTGTCGTAATCATCTATTAAACTAACTTGGTCGGGAAATAAATCTAATGGAACATACTTTGATACGGTATTATCGTATGTTTGTAAATAAGTTCTAAGTGCGTAGGGAGTACTCCTTATACACTTTGTTAACTCGATAATTAATTGTTCTTTGTTCACACATTGTTATTTAGGTCTTGTTATTCCTAAACTATTTAAGAAATCATCTAAATCATCATCATCATTACTGTCAGGGTCAATATCTTCATCTTCTTTATAATCTTCAAATTCCTCTTGCATTTGTTTTGCTTCTTCAACAATTTCTTCAAATCGTTTTTTGGCTTTACTAACCTTAGAAGAATCTTCAGAAATGGCATTTCCAATAACTTCTAAAAATTCTTTTGCCTCTATTTGATATAATAATACGTGGAAAAAATTTATTAATCCTTTATATTCAGGATTAAAAACATCATCAGGTAATGCAAACCGTAATTTTTCAACAATTTCAGGTCCAATACGTAATTGCATTGGCTCGTTTGATAATACATCAGTTTGACCTAACACTTTTGCCCTAAGATTAGAGTCTGATGGTAAACCAGCTCTACCTTTAGCCTCTTCTAATCCTTTAATAATTTCATGACAAAGAATTGGAAAAAATATTCCAGTTGCAATAATTTTAGTGTCAGGTTGTTCTTCACCTTCTTCACCTTCTTCACCTTCTTCTTCATCGGCGTCATCTAATTCAACTTTACCTGCAATACCTTGAGCTGTTTGAGCCATATGTTCAATCGCATCTTCAAAATTAAAATACAAAAAATCGGTGATTGCCATTATACCTAAATAATCTCTATATAAAGATGGGTCAATAGCATCTAATCTTGATTTAACTTCAGGTTTTTGAAAAAGGTAATGTCCTTTTTTTGCTGCTCCTTGAATAAGAGCGTTAATAATATTTCTTTTGTGCTTTTCTAATTCTAAAATTTCCTCATCAGTTAATTCGTCAAGGTCAAAAGATGAAAATTTTAATTTTTCTTCTTTATCTTCTTCTTCATCTTCTTCATCTTCTTCATCTTCTTCATCTTCAGGTTCCATTCTAAAATTACCAGTATCTGGCATTCCTAAATTAGCCTCAATTTGATATCTTCCTTCAGGAACTTCACCTTCATCTAATGACGATTGTATCGCTAATTCAATTAATTCGTCTTTATGAGCAGCCTCAATCCTCATGATATCAGGAAGTTTTCTCATCATGTCTTTGTAAAGCATTTTTTGAACTTGTTTAGAACTTAAATCTTGGATACCAGTAACCTGTCTTAACTTATCTGTGACTTTTTGAAACCTATCACTAACTAATCTTTGAACATCGGCAGCACCTTTTTTCATTGCAGGATTTGTCGCGTAAAGACTATCAGGACTCGCCAATTTTCTTTCTAAATTTGGGTCCATCCTTTCAGGTGTGTTCCCGTAATTAATCTGTTCTTTTAATTTTCGTCTCATAAATTATTTTTCTAATAGTTGCATTATTACATCAATTACCTTTTCTTTGGCGTCTTCAGGAGAAACTTTCTTTGCCTTTGGTGCCGGATTTTCTCCAGGATTTGGATTTTTAAAAGGGTTCTGTCTTTTGCCAGGTTTTGTGCCAGGAGTTGTTCCGGGTTTTGTCGTTGGTTTTGTTGTTGGTGATGGGGAAGTTTCTTGTTCAGAAATATACTTCATTAAATCACCTTTAGTTATTTTTGGAGGCATGTGTTTTTCCACTATTTTTTGTATTTGAGATTCTAAAAACAAAGATACAGGATTTTTTCCTTCTTTTAACTGTTTTTTTACAGACATTACACATCTTTCAAATTTTCGGGTTCGTTTTGGTCCAACTTGTGCATGACAAATAGCCCAAGCGTTTGGTTTATCTGTTTTTTCTTCCGACATACCAATCATTTTACTATTGTGGTTTTCAGGTGATGTGTCATCGTCCATACCATCGTCAGACGCTTGATATTCATCATGAGAACCTTGTTGTCCTGTATATGCTTGGTCGGCATCTAAATCAAAGTCATCTTCCTCTTCCAATCCGATACCTTTCATTTTTGCACCCACTTCACCTACTTTTTGATTTAAGATATCAAGGTCTTTAATTTTTTGGGCAATATTAGGATTTGCCACTTGTTCACCCAATAATTTTGAATGTAAGACATTAATTTGTGATTCAGTTAATTTACTAACTGTTTTGGGTGATAAACCTTTTTCAACCAAGTTTAGTGCTTTTATATTAGTTTTCATAGACTACTTTTTGTTCAAATTCTAAAACCAAATCTCTTTCATAGAGTTTGTCCTTTATTTCTTTTTCAGGAGTTCCGAATCGAAATACTAATCTTTTTTGTGATTCTAATTCTTCATCTTCCCATGATAATGCAACAATATCATCCATTGCATCTGTCATACAAAAAAAATCAGAGTTCTGAATCAATTCTAATTTCAAATCAGTATTTCTTAAAACTCCTACTTTCTTAATATATTTTAATTCAGGTGGTGTTGGGTATCCATTAGAAGGTTTATTTTCCCAAGATTCTCCCCAAACATCCAATTCATCTGAAAAAATAAACTCATATAAATTATCTCCCTTATAGTTTGGACCTAATCCATTAACATAAGTTAAATAACTCATAATACTCTTCCGTTTGGCGTAATTTTAAATTGTCTACCATTAGTCTCAAACACCAAATTTTTCTTATTTGTAATACCAACAAATTTAGAATTCAAATTTTTAGTTACAAATTTTTCTGCCTCCAATTCTTGTTCTATAGTTTCAGTCATTTGTTTAACTGATTCCATAATCTTTTTAACAATAGATTTTTTATATAAAGTTTTTTGAACTTGTTTTTCTGTGTGTTCTCTAATTTCTGATTTAGAAACTTCAAAATATTTTGAAATAACTTTATCTACTTTAGACTCTCCAAAAATACTATCAAAAATTTTTCCATGACCTCCGTAACCACCATCTTCTTCCTCTTCTTCCATTTCTCTATCACCGAACGAACCATACATACCTTCTCCCATTTCTGCATCAACAGGAACATCCATATCAGCTTGGATGTCTTCAACTTCACTATCATCAGTTAAGTCTTCTCCATCCATATCGTCTTCTTGACCATAATCCTCATCTTCGTATTCTTCAAATTTACTAATAATATCTTCCTTATCTTCTTCAGATAACTCTCCTAAATTAATAGATGATAAAACCATATTGATAACATATTTAATATCTTCAGAAGTCATTCCTTCGTTATTATCTAAAACTCTAATTTTTTGAGTTAATTTCCCAGTTAATTTTTGAATTGTTTTAAATGTTACTTGGTCTTCACCTTCCATGTCATCCGTAGGCATTTCATCACCTTCCATATCATCCATAGGCATTTCTTCTCCACCCATATCATCCATAGGCATTTCTTCTCCACCCATATCATCCGTAGGCATTTCTTCTCCACCCATATCCTCCATTGGTGATGGTGGTAATTCAGGACTTGGAACTGCTGGTGGAGCCATAGGTAATTCTGCTGGTGGTCCTGCTGGCATTTCAGGTGCTGCTGGTTTTGGAGTTTTTAACGTGAATCTTTTTTGTTCACCATATAAAGACACACCTTCATCATTTTCGTTAAGCCTATTTAACTCACCGGCAACAAGATTTAATCTTTTAAACGCTTGAGAATATGAAGAATAGTATTTTCTATTTCTCATAGGTTCAATATAATCCGTTTCAGATTCTGAAATGGTTTTTTTAATTATATATCCTTGTCTTTCTCTAACAATTTGATAATTATTTCCATCTGCAAGAGAAATTGAATACTCTGATGTCTCATTTTCATTTATAGTCTTAGGGGTCGATTCGTTAAAACGAGCAATTTCCATAATTCTATTTATTTTGTTTTGGCCAGTAAGTTTTTCACTTCCAATTGGTTTTAAGTTTGACATGTTTGTTTTTATTTATTTTTAGTTATTTAATCCACCGAATCCTCCAATGCGAATAGAATTTAATTGTTCGACAGCCTTTCCTTCGTTATTTATGTATACTGGGTGAGGGGCGACTCCATCTGCGGGTCCACCCTCGTTAATTGAGCCACCACTAAAGTTACCTAATATTTCAACAGTATATGCGTATTGTTGGTCAGCCGAGAATCCTGTAAATCCTGGTGTATTAGTTGGTGTTGGTGTTGCTCCTGGTGTGCCTGTTTGTGTTGGTGTTTTTGTTTGTGTTGGTGTTTTTGTTACGGTTGGAGTATTTGTTGGTGTTACACTTGGTGTTACAGTATTAGTTGGTGTATTGGTTGGTGTTTTAGTTACTGTTGGTGTATTTGTTGGTGTTTTAGTCGGTGTTGGTGTATTTGTTGGTGTTTTAGTTTGAGTAGGTGTCTGAGTAGGTGTCTGAGTATTTGTTTGTGTATTAGTAGGCGTCTGAGTATTTGTTTGTGTATTAGTAGGCGTCTGAGTATTTGTTTGTGTTGGTGTTTGAGTTTGAGTATTTGTTTGTGTTGGTGTTTGAGTTTGAGTCGGTGTTTTGGTTGTAGTTACTGATGGTGTTGGCGTATTACTTGCCGTGTTTGTTGGAGTTACAGTAGGTGTAGGTGTTGGTAATGGGCATGAACCTAGTGAAACAAAGGTACCATTACCTTGAATTATTATAACTCCTGTTGCACATTTTATAAGTGTTTGATATGGTTGTAATGTAAATTGAAAAGTAAATCCGTCACAATCTCTACCTACAAATGCTGTACCAGTTGTTCCACCATCTAACTCATATGTTTTACAAACATTAGGTGTATTACTTGGAGTTACTGATATAGTTGGTGTATTACTTGGAGTACTAGTTGGAGTCGCAGTATTAGTTGGTGTTTTTGTTACTGTTGGTGTTTGTGTTTTTGTTACTGTTGGTGTATTGGTTTGAGTACTAGTTACTGTTGGTGTATTAGTTTGAGTGCTAGTTACTGTTGGTGTTGTAGTATTTGTTGGTGTATTAGTTGGAGTTTTAGTTACTGTTGGTGTATTAGTTGGAGTACTTGTTACTGTCGGTGTATTAGTTGGAGTTTTAGTTACTGTTGGTGTATTAGTTTGAGTACTTGTTACTGTCGGTGTAGGTGTTACAACCGCTTGACAAGTAATACAATCAACATAATCTATTGACATGGATAATACTGCGTCAATAGCTGTTGCAGGTTCCACATTGTCAATAATATCATAACATCCTGGAGTTGTTCCACCAGTAAATGTTAAATAATAATTACCATTTACTGCCGGTAATGATGAACTATCAAAATCGACTAATATTGATGCTCCACCAGAACAAGGACCTATAAGATATGTAATTAATGCCATTTAATTTTTCTTAATAAATATACGATTAATGTTAATTATTTGAATATTCTTAAATTGTTATTTAAACTAACAATATTTAATTTTTTTTTGAGGAAAATGATTTAGCTAATTGTATTAAATCTTTTTCTGATAATTTACCGTCTGGCGTTAAATTATTGTCGGATTGCCAATTACCGAGAGCTCGACCAGAATGGTTTTTAGGTCCGTTTACTAAATCAGTTTTAAAAGTTCCACCAATATTTGTGGTAGATTCTTTAATTGATAATTCTTTATTTGTTGTTTTGTTTAATATATTAAATAATTTTTCAATATGCCCTGACCTTCTTAAGAATTTAAAAACAAGGTTTTCATAAGAAAATTCTCCCTCTTTTTCTAATCCTGATTTTCTATAATTTTTTAATTTTTCTTTGATTTTTTCCAAATCTTTACCTTCATCAATTGCAGTATCAATTTTTTCTGTCCAACATTTAATTTTTTTTGTTAAAACTTCTTTATCAATATTATTTTTAAATTTTTTTGGCTCATGTATCCATTCATTACTCATAATTGAGTAAACACCTGAACTATAATAAGGTTCTTCAAAATCTTGAGCATAAACTTCAACATCATATCCAAATATTTGAAGATTATATTTGTCGTTAAATACTTTTTTCTTTAACTCAAATAATTCTTTATATAATTCAGATTGGTTTTCATATTGATGAAAATCAATAATAACATGTAAATCAAAGTCAGAAAATTCTGACCAATTATAGTTTGCTAATGAACCCATAAGATAAACATCTTCAACAAAAACCTCATCACCCAAATATTCAATAAATTTTTCGGCAATACGCGAAAGAGTCTCTCTAACCTTTGGTATCATAACCGATTGGTCAAGATTTTTTGGATTTTCCCAAACTTTAGGATTTAAAGATTCTTTAACTGAAAAACTATTAAGGATTTTTTGAAAATTATTCATCTTTAATAAATAGTCTGTTAATTAAACTTTTTTATATGAATATTGAGTTGCAATGTCGGTAGTGAAAAATTTACCTTGAGATTCTGCCAATCTGAATTTTGTATAGACTTGGTGCGGTACTTTGTCGTACTTGTATTTGGCTCCGTTATTGAATTCTACGACCAACTCTTTAGATTCTGTGTCGTATTCACTTGATTTAATATTTGAAGATTTAATTTCGTTTTTAATCTTCGTCCCATCAATTACTTCTTTGATTATTCCCATTTTTTTTAAGTGGTGTTAGTTCATTTATTTTTTCTAATAATGGTGTTAGATAAGTACTTAACTCATTAAAATTCATATCAAAACCATAAGATTTAACGTCATTAAGTAAAGAGTTTCTATCATTATCAAATTTGTGAAATAAATTCATCATTTTTCTAGTATAATGTGGTGGTTTTTCTAGTTGGTCTTCACTAAACCCCAACTCTTGGAAATGTTGTCTTAATTCAAGGTATGTATCAAGTAGTTGTCTTAACGTAAATGACTCTTCTAAGAACTTTTCATATAGTTTCATGAATATAAATATAAAACCCCCACCATTTGGTGAGGGTTATTATATTAGGATTTTAATTTTCTTAATTGGTCTCTAATCTCGATGGACTTTTCAAAGTTTTGTTCTTTGATTGATTCCTTTAATTCCAATTCAAGATTTTCAATCATTTCTTTATTGATTCCCAAGTTTTTAATTTGGTCTCTTAACTTAACCGCTTCTTCAAAATCTTCCATTTCAATCGCTCTTTCAAGTTTAATGTTAAGGTATTCATCCTTACTCATTTCTTTTGGATTATCATTATCTAAATCTGATAAATCAAATACTTTTACATAACGGGTATATTTGTAATCCCCATCAGGAGATTCAAAAGTATTGGTTGTCCAATCTTGTTTATTGAAATCTTCCATGATTTTTTCGTAACGAGCCATTAGGTCGTCAATGTTAAAATTAAATTTTCTTCTGTGAAACATATTTTTTTGTTTTTTTAAATTTATTTATTATCTTTGTTCTTGTCAAGTATCATACCGATGATAAATATAAGATATTATTTTATATAATCCATGACATTATGTCAGATTAATAAAATTATTATGACAATTTGTCAAAATATTTGGATATGTATGAAATTTGACCGTAATTTGTAAAACAATTAAAAAATATGAACGACTTAATGGACGACGACGACAAAATGATGAACAAAAAAACTAAATCATCTGGAGAATCTAACACACCTGTATTGGACAATTTCAGTAGAGATTTAATGAAACTAGCAGAAGCTGGAAAACTTGACCCCGTTATTGGTCGCGACAGAGAAATCTTAAGGATTGCTCAAATTCTTTCTCGTAGAAAGAAAAATAACCCAATTATCCTTGGAGAACCTGGTTGTGGTAAAACCGCACTTGTTGAAGGATTGGCAATCAAGATTGTAAATGGTGATTGTCCCCGTAACTTGGTAGATAAACGTATTGTTAATCTTGACCTTACATCAGTTGTTGCCGGTACAAAGTATCGTGGACAATTTGAAGAAAGAATGAAAGTGATTATTGAAGAACTTCAATCAAACCCAAACATCATTGTATTCATTGATGAGATTCACACATTGGTTGGTTCAGGAAATTCTTCAGGTTCAATGGATGGTTCAAATATCTTCAAACCCGCATTGGCACGTGGGGAAGTTCAATGTATCGGAGCAACTACATTAGATGAGTTCCGTAAAAACATTGAAAAAGATGGAGCATTGGAACGTAGATTCCAAAAGGTAATCGTTGAACCATCATCAATTGATGAAACAATTCAAATCCTTAAGAATGTTCGTGACAAATACGAAGATTTCCACAAGGTGAATTACAGCGATGAGGTAATTGAGACTTGTGTTAAGTTGGCAGACCGTTATATCACAGACCGTGAGTTCCCTGATAAAGCATTTGACATTTTGGATGAGGTTGGAGCAAGAATGCAAACCGAGCTGAAAATACCTGAAGCAATTGAGGAGTTAAAAAAACAAGCGGCAGAAATCAAACTTCAAAAAATGGAAGTGGTTAAAAAACAAAACTACGAACAAGCTGCAGAGCTTCGTGATAAAGAAAAAAAATTGTTACTGAAGTTGGAGCAAGAAAAAATTAAGTTTGATGAAAAGTTGTCCAAAGAAAAACAACTCATATTATTGGAACATGTTTATGATGTTGTATCAAACATGACAAAAATTCCTGTAAATAAAATGAGTGTGGATGATACCAAAGCTTTGTTGGACTTGGACAAAACTTTGATTGACAAAGTTATCGGTCAAAACAATGCGGTAGTTAAGATTGCAAAAGCAATCAAAAGAAATCGTTTGGGTATAAAAGACCCTAATCGTCCAATCGGGTCATTTGTGTTCTTAGGTTCAACAGGTGTTGGTAAGACATACCTGGCAAAACAATTGGCAAAAGAAATGTTCGGTTCCGAAGACGCTCTCATTCGTGTCGACATGTCAGAATACCAAGAGAAACACACAATATCCAAATTAATTGGAGCACCTCCAGGATACGTAGGTTATGAAGAAGGCGGATTGTTAACTGAAAAAGTTAAAAACAAACCTTACTCTGTAATCTTATTTGATGAGATTGAAAAAGCTCACAAAGATGTATTCACCATCCTACTTCAGGTTTTAGATGACGGTCATGTAACCGACAGTTTGGGACGTAAGATTAACTTCAAAAATACCTTGATTATCTTGACATCAAACTTGGGGGTTAAAAAACTACAAGACTTTGGGGCAGGTATTGGTTTCTCAAGTAATTCATATAGTAATGAAGAAGCTAAGAAACAAATGTTAATGAAGGAAATGAAAAACTTCTTCTCACCTGAGTTCATTAATCGTATTGATGATACGGTTGTATTTAACTCATTGACTAAAGAAGACATCAAAAAGATTACCGACATTGAATTAAAGAAGTTGGTGACTCGTCTTGTAGATATGAAGTACAAAATCACATATGACGAATCTTTGGTTGAGTATTTATCAAAGATTGGATACGATGAATTGTACGGAGCTCGTCCATTGAAGAGAGCTATTCAGGATAAGGTTGAAGACCTATTGTCAGAAGAAGTTCTAACGGGTAAGATGATTGAAGGTAAGACCTATCACATCAAAGTAGTGGGTGAAAACGTGGTGGTCCAAAAAAAAGGACGATAATTAAGAAAGGGAGATGAAAATCTCCCTTTTGTTTTATATTTATATTTGATGAGAGAGTTAATCAGAAAAGTTATCAGAGAAATCGTCACAAATAAAGAAATAATTTGTGACAAATGTGGATGGTCGTGGGATATTGTTGATGGCGGCGATGACTTATATATCTGTCATGAATGTAATCATGATAATGAACCAAAATCGAAATCAAAGTTAGATAAATTATAAAACTTTATTTAAAACACTGACCGATTTCTCCAACCATGTTCAACCATTTCTTTATAGTGTAATTTATGACCAAGTTTATCAATCATTTTCTTACCCATGTCGATACCATTAATTACGTCTTCAACAACGACGTATTCATGGGTTGTGTGATATTGGTAGTATCCAATTGAGAAGTTAATACAAGAGAAGTCAAACTTACCTCTTAACGCATATACGTCAGTATAAGGGTGAACCATGTATCTCATTCTATTTCCCATACCTTCTGTTAATACCTCATTACAAGCATCAAAAAATTCAGTCTCTCTGTCAAATAAAACTTGACCAAAACATTTTTCAGTAATCATCCAGTTTTCAGGTGCGTCAAATTGAATACCATATCCAACATTATCAAAAAATGATGAATCCGCCATCATTGAACCTTTACAACCGGTTTCTTCAGATACAAAGAACGCGGCCTTTACATACGGTAATTCTTTTAATAATCTAAGACATGCAAATACACCACATTTATCATCACCACCAATACCTGTTGGTTCTCCATCATTGTCATATGCCTTATATGATAATTTAATTTCTTTTTGAGCATTTGGTAACATTTCCTCTCGGATATTAATATCGTTAAGTCCATGTACCGTATCCGTATGTGAAATTACACATGGGAAATAAAATCCTTCAGGAAGTTCTTTTGATTCTTGTTTTGTTGCGTAGACGTTATTATATTCGTCCACATAGTGCTCAATATTATTTTCAGTTAACCAGTTAACCAAAAACTCAACCATTCTGTCCTCGCGATACGTTGCCGTAGGTACGCTCAAAACGGCTTTAAGTAATTCTAAATTTTGTTCCATAGAGCAAATATAGAAAATTATTTACACTTCACCAAATTTAAATAACTCTGGTTGATATAATAAATGATTAAATTGTTCTTCATCAAGTTTACGGGTATTAAATCC